GCACTCTGGATCGATCAATACAACTGGTTCTTGATAACTGGTTGGTAACGCACGGTGGCGCGAATCTGTCACTAACATGACAGAGGGCAAGCCAGGTTCGATTCCTGCACCAACCTCCAAGTGTTGACAATCTCATGCAAGTAGCTGTAAATTCGCAGTCACCACACCTAGTCGGCCACCCTGCACTCGCAGCTCCGACGCCAAACGGCTCCTGAAGCCATCTGTCGCGGCCCCGCAAGGATACCCCGCAAGCAGGTAAATCAGGCTACCCCGATCGTGGAAATGGAAATTTCACTTTACTGGGAGAGCCACAATGGCCGAAACAGCGTTTCAAATTCAATACCGGCAGGAATTCATTGCCGGCTTCGAGCAGCACCAGTCGCTCCTGCGTGAGTCCGTCACAAATGAGGCGGTCATCAAGGGAAATCAGGCGACGTTTCTGGTAGCTGACTCTGGCGGTGCAACTGCCAAGACCCGCGGTGTCAATGGATTGATTCCGGCGCGCGGTGACAACCTGAGCCAGCCGGTCGCTACACTAATCGAGTGGCACGATCTGGTTCGCAAAACGGACTTCAACATCTTTGCCTCTCAGGGCAATCAGCGCGCGATCATGCAGCAAACCTGCATGGCGGTTATCAATCGTAAGATTGACTCCGACATCGTCACTGAGCTGGCTACCGGCACGATCAATACCGGCGCCGCGGCCGCACCGACCCTGAACCTGTGTCTCGAAGCCAAAACCCGCTTGGGTCAGGCTGACGTACCGTGGGATGGCAACATCACCATGCTCGTCACGCACAACTTCGAGGGTGTCATGCTCACGCTGGCATCGTTCACATCTCGCGACTTCACGCAGAACGGCCCGATCGACCAGACGCCGGAAGCGTGGCGCGATCGCCAACAGACCTACAAGTGGCTGGGCATGAACTGGATCGTTCATCCTCAACTGCCTGGTGAAGGTACGGTGGCAGCAACTTGTTTCGCGTATCACAAGAATGCAATCGGCCATGCGTACAACGCCGATAACATCGAAGCGCGCGCCGGGTATGACGAGGAGCAGGACTATTCATGGTCTCGCTGCTCGATCTACATGGGCTCACAAATCCTGCAGAACAGCGGCATTGTCCTGGTTAACGCCATCGACAACACCCTGACTGTATAAAGCTGAGGAGAACCAATATGGCTTACGCAGCTAACAATCTGAACCTTTGCATCGCTCGCATGGGTGAAGGCGAAAACCTCGCTAATGCTGGATACAGTTCAGCTCAGTGGGTTTACCGTGATCTCACGGCGAACGATAACCTCGCCGCCATGCAGGTCGACGGCTTCATCAGCGATGGTGGGGACCAGGGAGTTCGACAGGGGGACGTCATCGACTTTGTCGAAGATGGAGTAGCCGCTATCCGGATGCTGGTTTCTGCGGTGTCTGCTGCTGGTGCAGTAGACACGATTGCCTTCGCATAATTTGACGTAGGTAAAGGCAGGGCGCGACAATGCGAGGGGCAGGCTCATCTGGGTCTGCCCCTTTCTTGTCACGGAGACCGTAAATGTCAGAAGCAGCAGCACAAATACAAACCGCAGAGGACGCTGATGAGCGACCTGAAAAAGGTGCGGCATTGCCAATTACGCAAGCGCGTTTTGGCCTCGAAGTAGAAGCCTCAAATCGTTTTCGAGTCAATGTACCGATGGGTGTAGTCCCTGACGATTTGTTAAATGAGAGTTATTGGCAGCACATCGCCACACAGCTTAGGCCTGGCGACGAAATTCGTGCCATGCCTGACAATATGGCTTGGGAACTGACGTTGCACGTTATCGGCGCCGGCAAGCTGTATGCCCATGTTGTGAAAAAGACCTTGTTCGATCTGGCTCCTCTGGAGCAGCCGATTCCATTGCCCTCGATCTACAGAGTGATCTTCCAAGGAAGTCATCACAAATGGGCTGTGATTCGTGAGGACAAGCCTCTCAAGGATGGCTTCGAGACCGAAGGACTTGCTCGGCGATATGCGCAGAACCACGAAGCTGCGGTGAACCGATAGCCGATCAAGGACGAACCCCGAGCGCAGGGATGCGCTGGCCTGGAGTAAGAAATGACATCACAGATCAATCTCTACAACGGTGCCCTAACTGTCCTTGGTGAGCGTGCTCTTGTAAATCTGACTGAAAACCGTGAGCCGCGCTACGAGCTGGATAAAATCTACAGCAACGATCTTGTGGATCGAGTGCTTCAGATGGGGCAATGGTATTTCGCTCAGCGCACCTTGCAGCTCAATGCGAGCCCTTCAATTACGCCGTCATTCGGTTATCAGTACGGATTTGATGTCCCGCTTGATTGGAAGCGAACGATGGCCGTTTGCTACGACGAGTATTTCCAGCTTCCGATCACCCGCTACTCCCGAGAGGGCGCGTGGTGGTTTTCGGACGTAGACCCGATCTATGTGAAATACGTGTCCAATGATGTTCAATTTGGCGCCGACTTTTCTCTGTGGCCGCCGAACTTCACCGAGATGGTCGAGCACTATCTGGCCATGAAAGTAGCACCACGCCTGACCGGACTAGACTTTTCGCGCACGGAATTGTTGGCAAAGTGGAAGATGTGGCTCGCCGAGGCGAAGGCAACTGACGCCATGGAGGATCCTGCTAAGTTTCCTCCCAAGGGTGGGTGGGCAAGATCTCGACAAGGCTTCCGCGCCGCCGACTTCGACCGCGGATCTCGAAACCAACTGATTGGCTAACGGTAGAAGCCCTGTGATGAGCGATTCAAAGATGGAGTATCAACCGCACCTTCTACGGTCCATGGAAGATGGCTACGGCATAGGCGTTGCCGGAGCGTATCTTTCGATTGCCCGGTCTCCCTTGCCAGTTCTGCCAAGGTGTATTCATGACCACGGTAGTTAAATCTGATATTCGTAATGCGATTGTTGGCCTGCTCCAGCTTTGTCGCCCATCTGACGTTTCCCGGCTCGTAGTCGCCAGAATTGTTCTTGCGATCAAGCGTCATGCCATCAGGTCTCTGGCCCATGTCAGCCAGAAAATTCTCAAACTTTCGCCAGCGATCGCAGACCGTTATTCCTCTCTTCTGGTAGTGCTTGAAGGCGGGGCTGCTTCGCTGAAAGCACCGAGCGATCATATTGCTCCAACTGCTGTACGTTGGGGTAGCGCCACCCTTCGATGGTCTTGTGTGTCCATGGGTCTTGACGTTTCTAGTTTCCACAGATTTATGATACCACACAGTAAGGAATGTTATGTCTCGTAGTGAGAAGCTACTTTTAGCTTTTAACAGAGGCGTCGTGAGCAAGCGCGGCTTAGCTCGTATGGATCTCGAGCGCATGTCGATGTCGGCTGAAACGATGTCGAACCTGATTCCGCGCGTACTCGGATCGATGATGCTGCGGCCCGGTCTCCAGTATATCGATACGATGTTCGAGGATTTGCGACTGGTACGGCAGATGCCGTTTGTATTCGGCGTCGACGATACTGCACTGGTCGAATTCGGTGAGACTGGATATGCTCGAGTACGGATCAATGACATCCTACTCTCGCGGGTTGCGGTTGTGGCCACGGTCACAGACCCCTTCTTCAACGCTGCTCTGGGTGTTGGTGCGAATGATTGGCAGGATGATTCCGACCCCGGCGCGATCGCTGCTTCTGGTGCTGGTGCCACAGTGCCAAGTGTTCTGAACCTGGATGGTACGGGAGAGGCTTACGCCAAGGTCACGCAGCGTGTTGAGGTCGATGCCGGCGAGACCATGGTTGAGCATGCGCTAAGCATTAGCGTGTTGACAGAATTCTGCCGTATTCGAGTTGGCACAACGCTTAACGGCGATGATTTGGTTTCCGAAACACAGCTCGGCAAGGGAACTCACAATCTGGCTTTCATTCCTGGTCAGGATCATTTCTTCATCGAGCTGGCGAACGATCGCAATTACCGGGTGTTGGTGAATAGCTGCAATATCGCCGCGGTTGGTCCGGTGCAACTCAGCACTGGTTACTCAAGTGAGGATCAGGTTCGCTCTGCTCGCTGGACCCAGTCCGGTGATGTTATTTACCTGGCTGGTGATGGCCTCCAGCAAAGGAAATTCGAGCGTCGTGGCAACGGTGCAAGCCGAGGCCGATCATGGTCATCGGTCGACTACGGGCCCGAGGATGGTCCGTTCAATACGCTGAATGTGTCCGCGACCACGATATCGGTATCAGCGATTGAGGGCGACATCACGATAACGGCCAGTGAGCCTATCTTCGAGCAGACGATGGGCGGCGGTATTTTCGGCGCAGGCGCTCTGGTACGGGCGACGTCGCAAGGTCAGGTCGTAACGCAAGCGGTCAATGCCGCCGACCAGTTCACGGATCCGATTCGCGTGGTTGGTACCGGCGATGCCAGGGCATTCGGCATCATCATCGAGAACATCCCTCCAGGATCCGGCACGGTAACGCTGCAGTTCGCGTTCGCGGATACCGGGCCATGGAATGACCTGACGCCGCAGTACACGACGAACCAGTCCATTACCTTCAATGACGGACAGGACGATCAGATCATTTTCTACCGTCTTGGTGTTAGTGCCGGCGACTTCACGGCAGGCCCGATCAATTGCACCCTGACGTACACGGGTGGCGCCATCACTGGTATTGCACGCATGAATGGTTTTACATCTTCGACCGTTATCAGCGCGCACGTTCTAGTGCCGTTCGGATCTCTGGATGCGACGAAGGACTGGTACCTCGGATCTTGGAATGGTGGCACGAGAAACCAGTGGCCTGACACTGTCGACATTCATGAGAATCGCCTGTGGTGGGCTGGAATGGATCGTATCTGGGGATCGGTCTCTGACAATTACGAGTCGTATGACGATGATACCCAGGGCGACTCAGGACCGCTCAACAGACAAATAGGCTTTGGCCCGATTCGCACGATTAGCTGGCTAAAATCATTTGGCCGTCTACTCATGGGAACCAGTGACAATGCTGCGAACATCGATGCTGCTCGCATGGATGGCAATAACCCGCTTGGCGTGAGATCCAGCTCCTTCGATGAGGCGCTGACGCCGACGAACTTCAACATCAAGACAGTCAGCTCGAAGGGTGTTTTTGTTGATCGAACGCTGCAGCGGCTCTACGAACTGGCGATCGATCAGAATGGCGTTGATTACTCATCGACGGATCTATCGGTGTTCACACCAGACTTCAATATCGTTGGCATCCAACAAATCGCGGTGCAGATGAAGCCCGATATTCGTGTCCACTGTGTTCGCACGGATGGCACAGTCGGAATGCTTGTCTATGACCGTCTCGAGAATGTCATTTGCTGGTGTGACGTTGTGCTTGGCGGCCCTGGTAACTGGTTCGTGCATGATGTCGCGGTGCTACCAGGCACCGTTGAGGATCAGGTTTATTACACCGTCGAGGGCTTCAACACCGTCGATAACGAGGAGCGATTCCTGCTCAAGTGGTCTCTCGAAAGCCAGGCTATTGGAGGAGTGAACAACTACATGGCCGACGCATGGGGGCAGTACACCGGGGTTGCGACCAGCCTGATTACGGGCGTGGAACGACTGGCCGGCCAGACGGTTTCGATATGGGCTGACGGTGCGGATAAGGGCACTGTGGTTGTTTCCCAGTTTGGTACCCCAGGTGAGATAGACCTCAGCGCTCTTGCTGGCGCGCCATTCACGAATGTTGTCTACGGGCTGCCGTACACCGGCCGGTTTAAGAGCGCCAAACTTGGAGAACTCGACGGCATTGGAATGCTCGAGCGAAAGCATGTGAATCGCTTGGGCTTCATAGCCGAGAACCTGCATTATCAGGGCATCCAGTACGGGCCAGATTTCAACCAGCTCTACGACTTGCCGCTGGAGGAGCAGGGACAAGCAACGCCGGCAGATTTTATCTGGCCGGAATATCAGGAAGATCAATTCTCCTTTGGTGGAGAGTGGAGACCGGACTCAAGAATATGTTTGCAATTCCAATCACCGAGACCAGCGACAGTGCTGGCTTGCCTTGCGGAGCTGGAGTCAGTGACGGCGCGTTCAAACCGTCGATCACCACGCGCATAGCAACGCAGCAGGACGTCGAGGCCTATTACGGATCGCCGGCTAAAGGAACAATGCGAGCCTACGCAGGCCTCGTTAACGGTGAAGTGTGCGGATTGGTTGGGGTAGTTCGGGAGGGTGATATTGGAAAATTCTTCGCCGATTTCAACGACAAACTGCAGCCTTACATCGATTCTATTACCATAATGCGTATTGTCCGGGGATCGACTGATTTCGCGACACGGTACAAAGGCCCGGTTATCTCGATCGCTGAACACGCGGAAGGCTGCCGGATGCTCAATAGGCTTGGATTCACGCACCTTGAGGGGGCTTACTACGCATGGCTCAGATAGCGATCGCAGCCGTCATGGCGGTGGGTTCTCTGTACAAGGGCGCCCAAGAGAAAAAACTGAAAGAGCAGGAGGCTGTTGGCTTTCGCCAAGCGGCCAATCGTCGTATGGCAGCGGCAACTCGAGAAATGGCCGAAGAGGAGCGCAACAAGGAGAATATGTATTCTCGCGCCCTGGCCGTCGCCGCCGCTTCCGGTGGTGGTACTCAGTACGGCGTCACGAAGATTTTTGCGGATCTGAATGCCGAGGGTGAGTACCGCATATTTTCACGTCTATGGGCTGGCGAGGATGAGGCCGAGGGTCTTCGGTTCCGTGCTGACCAGGCCGAGCGTGAAGGCAAAGCAGCGGTGCAGGCTTCATACATCAATGCCGTTACATCGGCCGTTTCTTCTTACAAAGCATTTGGTGGCGCTCCGAGCGCTGCATCTGCTGGTGCCGGCGCGTCCGGTGCCACATCTGCAACTCAGATTCCAGGCATTCTAACCACAGGGGCACCAATCTAATGGCTGAAAATTTCCGCGTAGCTGGATTCGTACTGGGGTTGGCAATTAAGGCGCCGGTTCGCACGTTCACGACCGCTCCGATCGTGCTGTCTGGACTGCAGACGGTCAACTTATATTTGACCCAGGTAGACGATCGGGTGCTGGTCATGAACCAGGCAAACCCGATCGATAACGGCATTTACACGGCGCAGACCTCTGCATGGAAACGCGATGGTGATGCTGATGGCAACCGCGATTGGGTTGGCGGCACGATCGTCCCAGCCTACAGGGCCAGTGACGGTGAAATAGTGCTGTTCAATTTGGACGGCCAGCCTTCTGCGATCACGGTCGGTACTGATAACCTGAATTTCAGTGTGTACTTCGATCCGATGGCTGCTGGTGGTGCGGATTTGCAGGCAACAACGGTGCTTGGGAATACGACTGACCAGGGCATATCACGACTGGAGCGACACTTGGGATCTTTGATGCAGCCGATGTAGAGATCGTCGTAATTGGCATTAACTCGGCTATTCTGGCGCCGGCGCCGGCCCTGGAATTTGCCGCCAGTGCGAACATTGAGGCTTATCAGTTCGATGAGGATGTCAATGTAGATGGTGATGTTTTTATCGGCCCAACTGGTCGAATCGGCGGGTACCGTCGAAATGCTGCGGTATCCAGTAATATCCAATTCTCGACTGGTCCCTCGGACATCACCTATACGGCGTTAGGCAGTAATATATTCATCGGTGATTTGCAGATTCCGACATACCGTATTCCGGTGTTTCAATTTACGATAATCGCCAACTCGGTTACAGTTGATCCCAATTTAACGGCCGCATGTCGCATTGATGCAGAGGGGGCCAGTGCGAATTTCAATGTTGTGCTTACCCCTCCAGTGGGCACTGGATCCTATCGTGAGATAGTCATTGAGATTACTCAAGGGTCAGGTGGTTTTGATGCAATTTGGCCTGCCTCGGTTCAATGGCCGGGCGGCACACCCCCGGTGCTCACCGCAACAAACAATGTTCGCGACGTTATCCATCTTTGGACTCGCGACGCAGGTATTACGTGGACTGGATCGTTCCTGCAGGACTATAGCTAATGGGTCTGCTGGTTGGACCTTCTATCTCGGGGGCTTCCGCGCCGCCAGCGGATCCGATAGGCCTGAGCAACAGCTCGCCGATACTTGCGTTCGGAAATACGAGTAATTTTAATAATGCTCAACGCACTCTTGATCGCAGCGGATTTGGTACTCCGGTTGCTGGAGATCTCCTGATCGCTTTTTTGTGCCGTGCCGGGTACACAGGAGAATCTCTTGGTACTCTGTTCACGCCAACTTTTGCCCCATGGTCTAATGTTGTTGGTTCTGTTCTACATAATGCAGCAGACAATGCTGAATTTACTTCCAGCATTCAGATTCGTGATGCTACTGGAGACTCGCAGGATAGCTGCATCATGGGAGGCAATGGCCCGTTTCCTTCGGGACTGCAGATCACGCGCTGGACTGGCAATTTGTTCGTATTTCCAGGCACCATTTCGCCTGACAATAACGACAGCGAGGTTGTGGCTGACGTCGCCGGGCTTACCCGCGAAGGTGGCATGGGTGGCGGCGCAGACCAGTGTCTGGAGGTGTTTTGTTCGAGCAAGCGGGCAACGGCCGCACAGTCAATACTTGGATCAACTGGTACTGACCAGAGCATTATAACGCTTGGCTCAGTAGACTCGATTGACAATGGCTTCAATCAAGGAATGGTGGGTATTTGGGGCTATAGATTTAATCCCGGTTTGGTTGGATTTGCAGCCGGAGATTGGGATGGCGCGGGATTTACCGAGCGATCATTTGCTGTGGCAGCTCGCTATAGGTCAGGGTTGTCGTGAAACTGAGAATTCGCTACGGATCAAGATTGGTCAGGAAGGGCTACGCCGCATGGGTTCTGTATCCGTTCATGTTTTTCCGAGATGCCAAAGAGGATGTTGATGATCGTCTTTTTCGGCATGAGATGGAGCATGTGTACCAAGTCATGCGTGACGGCTGGTGGACGTTTTACATCAAATATCTGTGGTGGTTGAGCCGCTACGGATACGAGCAGCACCCGTATGAGCAAGAGGCTCGAGGCATGGAGCACTCTCCGTTGAGCCACACTGAACGACGATTCAAGGACGACTGATGGCTACTATTCCACAAGCGATCGATTACGGGGCAAGACCAAGCCTGCGATCCAACCGCGTCGATGCACCTGGAAGAGGTCGGCTCGCTGTTGCTGACGCTGTGGCCAATGCGGCCAGCACATTTGCGAACATGGCGATCGAGAACAAGCAAAAGGATGATGCCCTCAATT